CCTATAACAAAGTTTCTGCCCTTCGGCTCTACGGTAGACTTCTGCTCGATCTGCTTCTCTACTTCCTCGTGAAGCTTCTCGGCAGCCGTCTCGTCGGTTAATCCATCATTTCGTCGTAGATCTCCGACCTCGCTACTTCCATCGCCCCCGCTATCCCGAGCTGCGGTATCAGATCGCATATCATGTCGTCCAGCTCTCTGTTCTTGCTCTCGATCAGCCTCCAGAGTGCTCCGTCCTGATGCAGCTCTCGGTACATCTCCGGCTTGAACTTCATCCAATAGTCGTGAAGCTCCTTGCCTATCGGTGTCAGACCCGAATACTGCTCCTTCGTTATCAACATTTTCTGCGCCATTTGTGTTTGCCTCCTTTATAGGTGCATTTTCTTTCTTGAATTGCTCGTGAATTGCCGCAAGCTCGTTTATGTATGCCTCAAAGTCGTTGAATGCCTCGGGCACCCAGCCAAACTCAAAATCAGCATCTTCAATAATACCGCCTTTTGAAAGACCATACACGATACAATTCAGCTCGTCGTAAAAATCGGTTAACTGCGTTTCATTAGTTTCGTCAATATTGAAATAATCAATATCGGTGTGTTCTTTCACAAGGTCCATAAGTCTTGCGAAATTATCACTATGCATATTGAGCACTTCGGGAGTGCTTTCAATGTAATCAAGATACGGAGCGAACCCGCGCTGCTTCATAATATGTGTAGTTTCGTGAGGAACGAATGTTTTTAGCGTATCTTCGTCGATCGCTTCGGAAACATATATCTTTCCTCTGCTTGCACCGGCAGGATCTTCTCTTGTCCACGCGCCTTTAGCTACAACGTAGCACTCAGTACCGTAATCGTTAGTTATCTCACTTTGTGCCTTTTGCAAATAAGAGCCGGTTGCAGGTGCTACATAGGCTTTATCTCCGAAAGGGTGTTCATCAGAAACTATTCCATATCGCGCTTCGGAATCAGTCTGCTGAGGTCCGCTGTCTGCTTCTCCCACTTCTTCCGATACTCGGGATCTGTCGCCAGCTTCTTCTCGTGTTCCGCGTGATGTTTGCGAAACTCCTCCGAGTTCACGAGTTCTCTGTGTTTCTCTGCCAGCGTTTTCTTCTTCGGTGAGCCGTTCTGCATTTTCTATACCTCCGTCAGTATTTGTAGTTTGTGTTTCCGCATAAGCTGTATTAAGCGCGGATATAACATCGTCAACAAGACTCTTGCCATACCACTTACCGCTTCTGAACCACTCGCCCTTTGTTCTGTTCCAAACAAATGCGTTGTTTTTGAGAATTTCACGTACCGCGTCGATCGGCTTGCCGTCAAACTTAATTGAGGTGATTTTGTTTTCCGCGTCGTCGGTGATGGTGAAATGATCATAACTATGAGATTTTACAGTTTTCTCGCGTATTTCCGTAGGAGCGATATGGCTCCACTTGGTATTCGCATTGATCGCCTCAACTACCTCGTCGCGCTCCGCCTGCGTAGCGTTCTCAAAGGCTTTTGCAAAATCAGACTTGGTTTCAGCTTTTTCCTCAGTCGCCACGGTCTTCTGATAGTTTTCGACAGCCCCAAGAGCAACCTTATCAAAGAGCTTGACGATATTATCGAGATACTTAACGCCCTCGCCCACCTGCCCCTTGAGCGCTTTTGCCTCGCGGGTGGAAGGCGTACCCTTGATGGCGTCAAAATATGCCTTAAGATCAGCCAAAAATTCCTTGAGCTTTGCGAGAAGCTTTTCGAAAAGGTTCTTGTGATTGGTCGCAAGCTCGGTAACGAAGTTCGCGTCGGGCAAAATATCCGTCATACCCTCGGCAACCACCTCGCGGCTTGCTTCCTCATAGGTCATTTTGCCGCTTCTGTCCTCTGCCTGCTTTGACTGAATCAGATCGTCAACATTCTCGCCGTTCGCGGTCATGGTATCAAAAACTACTTTTCTTAGTTCATTATACCATATCGGGTTCCATTTTTCAATAAAATGCGTAAAATCGTGTGCAAAAGTTCGCAACATTGTGTATTTTTCAAGTCTGCTCACGTCTTTCTCGCCGCTCAGACCCGCATCGATATTAATGTAAATGGTATCCTCGTCCCAATCAAAGCGTCCGTTCTCACCGTCAAACTTGCCGTCAGCGTTCGCCTCGGATTTGTAAAGTACGATATTAACGCCGGTAGCCTCCGCATAGGTTGAAAGGAGCTTGTAAGCAATATTCTGCGTGTCGTTGAATGTCGCGCGAAGCTCGTCGAGTGTAACGTTATCACCCTTGACAACACCCTTCTTGCGTCCGGTCTTGCCGTTTATCGCGGATTTGTTCTTCGCGTCCTGCGCCTCGGCTGCTCCCTTTGAAGCCGCCGTACCCGCTTCATACGCAAGCTGGCGCTGATTCTCGGTAAGATATGCCGTCGCCTCGCTCTGCATAGCGTAGGAAAGGCTAACGCCGCTTCTGCCCATATCGTAAGCCACGCCGTATGCAGCATCATACTTCGCAACGTCCTGACCTTCGGTGTAGGTGTGAACCATAGCACCCGCCTGCGCTCCGTATTTCGCGGAAGCCGCTTCAAGTGTCACGCCGCTTTCTTCCTCTGCCTCGGTGATCGTTTCGCCGGTGTCAGCAACACGTTCAGCCTCGGGAGCCTCCACCTTGCCCGTCTGCGCGTCTTTTACTTCGGGTGTCTCATAAGTCGCGGTCTTTTCTTCGTGCGCCTCTGTCAAGCCCTCGCTTGCCACCGTAGGCTCCTGCACGGTTTTGTCACCGACATTTGTATCGGTCGCAAATTCCGTCTTACTTGCCGGTAACTTGCCGGTAACTTGCTGGGCGTCAGCTTCGGTTTTGGGAGCAGTTGCAGAGGAATCCTCGTTCTCCATCTCCGCGACCATTCTGCCGTATACGTCAGCATTGATCCTGTCGGTGCCGAGCTTTTCAGCCCAAGCGGAGGAATAACCGCCGCCCCTGATATTCTCGGTGTTAAGCTCGTTTGCAACGCGCTGTGCGAACTTGCTGCCCTTGATCGCGTTCTTCTCGGAAAGCGTCAAATCCTCACCCGTCACCTGCTTCGTAAGCGCGGTAGCAATAAGGTCCACGTTTCCGCTCTCGCCAAGCTCGGTAAGTCTGTTTGCCGCACCGGTTTTGATAGTCTGCACGTCGTTCTCATACATAGCAGACTCGTTCTGACGCACGAGCTTACCTACCTGACGGTTTGAAAGCTCATTGCCGCTCTCCGCTTTGGTCTGCATTCTCTGTGCAAATCCATTCTCAGGAGAAATCTCCACAGCCTCAGCCGCCAGCGCGGAACCAATGTCCGCACCGTAGGTTTTCTTGTATTTCTTGCCCTGAACGGTGTCATACAAGCCCTGAACGCCCGTCTTAATACCGGTCTGAAGTCCCGCGCTGACGCCACCGGAGATAGCTCCGCCAAGCATATCAAAGGCGAGGTCGTTTGCCATGTCCGCCCATGCTTTTCTCTTTGCTTCTTCCTCGGAGAGCTTCTTTTCAGTCATATAATAGTTGACAAGAACGTTGAAATTACTCTTGTCGCCCATAACGAGCTGATCGGAGAAGTTATTGAGAAGTGTGGTAACTCCTTCCTCGGACGCTTCTATGCCTGCCTGCAAAAGAACGTTCCCGAAAAAGCTCTTAAGCTCATCAACACCTGCAAGACCAAGCAGTTTGTCAACCGAGAAGGCTTCGCCTGCTGCCTCTGCCAAGCCGGAAAGAACACCGTAAGTAATTGCCTGCTCGTCTGTTGCTCCGCGCTCCTTCGCCTCGTACATACCACTTGCGGAAGCAGAGCCGAAGAAAACCATAAAAGTACCAACGCTGCCCTGAGTATAAGCGGAAATCATACTGTTGGCAATACTCGTACCAAGCTGATACACGTCGCCCCAGCCCTTGCCGCCTACAACGGGTGCATTATCGTTCAATGTGCCATACTTCTGATTAAGCGTTTTTGATATTGCGCTGGTGATCGCGCCCGAAACCTGACCGGGAAGGGGCTCAGCGGAAGTTGAAATAAAACCTCTTTCGCCGTATTCTATCATCGACCCAAGCGAATCCACAAGGCTCATAGGCATCATAGCGATAGATCCAAGCGTAGCGAGCGTGCCGGTAAGTCCGTTTTTGGTTGCCCAATCCTCGATAGCAGCGGTCTTTTTCTCGTTGCTCGCCTGATTGTTCAGTTCGTTGGCATACTGCGCGTATTCTGCCGCCGCGCCCTTATCCGTGGAGTATAAGTAGCCGTAAATATCCTTCTGTTCCTGACTCCAGCTATTCGACGGCTTCATGTAAGAAGTGTCCTTGCGTATGTCATTGGTAGCCTGAATAAATCCGGCGTTCGGCAAGGTGGTATCGGGACCCGCGTCGCCAAGATAACGACCGAGCTTTTCATACCACTTCTCGTCTTTCTTTTTCGCTTCCTCGCGTTCCGCAGCCGACTGAATATCTGCTTCATAAGCAGCATATCCCGACTTACTCTTATCCGCAAAGTCCTCTTTGCCCGTAAATTCCTTGTAATACTTCGACTTGTAAAGGCTATCCCAAGTAATCTCCTTGCCCTCATCGTCAATATAAGCTACGGGATCGTTTTTGCCGAGATATTTCTTGATCTGCTCGGAGGTCATATCCGCTATCGAAGATATTGTCTGATAACGTCTATATGCGTCCGGACTCTCCCATTGAGACCAATATTTAGCGTACCCCGAAGCATTATTCAATATGTCATTCTGCACCTTGCTTGCGCTGTCGAGTGCGGAGTACACACTTTTCACGTAATCAGGGTTAAGATAGTCCTTGTTTTCCTCGATTATCGCCTTGATAGAAGCCGCTTCCTTGTCAAAATTCGACTTCTGCGGGGTGACGCTCGATATCCAGTCGTTTATAGTGGAGTCGTAGGGGTCATTATATGACCCCGTGAACCCCTGAAAACGGTAATTGTAGTTGGAAACAAATTTCTCGTTATTCTTGAACCACGTATCAATGCGCGAGGTAAGCTCCGAAGAGACGGTAGAAAGGCGCTCCTGTTGCTCGGCTCGCTTCATCTCGGCAAGCCTTTTTGCACGGCTGCTGTAAATTGTACTGCCGGTAGTAGTGCTTGTTGCTGTGGAATTATTGCTATTCTTTTCCTGCTCCTTCAATTCCTGCAACCTTTTTCTTCTTTCGCTTAAGCTCATAGATTGCCTCCTTTGTCGCTTTTAGTTTTTTATCATAACTTGTCCGCCGCTACCAATGCCCTTGATCGGTATTGTCGGTGTTGCCACGGTAGTATCGGTTATGGTGTGACTGTTTGTGCGCAGGTATTTCTTCTTCCAGTCCAAATAGGTTGCTTCATCTATTCTTTCGGTCATGAACGCATCGTCAAGCAGAGCCTCGATAGCTGTATTGTTTCCGTCCGCAGCATAAAACTCGAGCGTATCAATTATATCTTTCGAACTCATCGTGCCAACGTGCTTAAGAGCCGCCTCCTCAGCACCGCTCGAAGAACTGTTTGTAGCGCTCGAAATAACCTTAACAGCGTCCGCCACTTTCCTCGACATACCCGCAGCCGCAAGCTCTTCGTCGGTAACATCACCGCCAGCTGAAAGAACGGTCATGACGTCCTCTCTTGCATACGCTTTCGTCTCGGAATCTTTCTCGTCTTGACGGGAAGTATTATACCGTCTCTGATCTTCCAAAAACTCTGCTTGTGTCTCTGCCTGATCGATATTGGCAAGATGCTCACTCCATTTCTGATTAAGGTCATTGATATATTTGTTGTATTCGTCATTTTCCTGCCACTTTGCAAGCTCGATCGCGTTTACATACTCGTTGTAAGCCTGATTTCTGTCATCGGCATATACGCCGTAGTCAAAATTACGGTCATCGACGTACTTGCCGTAATCGAAGTTTCTTTCGGAGTCGTATCTACCCGCAGCGTAATCTCTCTCGGCAAGCCACTGATTGTAAGAATCAAGGTAGCGTCCGTAGTCCTGCTGTTCCTGATCGCTGAGAAGCCCGTACTGATTGTACATCTCCTGCCCCTCGCGGTTGTACTGGTCAAGAGCCATTCCGTAAAGCTCGGGCACCATCTCGTTAAGCTGCGCGAGATAACCCTGATAAGCCTGCTGACCGACACTCTGCCCGTAAGAGCTGCCGTAGCCGCCCGTCATAGCCGCCGCCTGACCCATAGTGTCCTGCATAGCAAGCTTGCCGAGTCGCTGGTACTGCTCCGCATACTGCTGATAAAGCGCGTCGCTGTTTACGTCATAGGTGAATTTTTCTCGGTTGAGAATACGATCTATCATCTCGTTTATCTGACCCTGCCACTTCGACTCATACGCGCCCGGCTGTGAGGCAAGTATAGCGTCAAGCGCCGCCTGTGCCTGCGTTACCGTTTCGCTCGCCTGATAGGGTCCATATGAGAAATCATCATAGGAAAATCCATCTCCAACAGCTTTATCTACCGCTCCGCTCGACTGGTAATCATCGTATGTGAAATCATCGGGATACATGATCTCTGTGCCCGTGGGCAATGCGCTTCCGGTTCCGGGAGCGCTATTAGGCACCTCAGCAGGTTTACTCGCTCCGGGATCTCCTACTGCGGGGATCTCCGCAGGCGCGCTCGCGCCGGGGTCTGCTATCGGTCCAGTGGTCGCGGAAGTTTTATTTAAACCTCCTCCGAAAAGCGCCGACTGTGTCTGCGGTCCCACCATACCGTCAACGGTAAGTCCGTTCTTCTGCTGATACTGCTTTACCGCCGCAAGCGTCTGCGGACCGAAGGAACCGTCAACGTCAATGTTATAACCCGCGTTTTTAAGAGCGGTCTGAAGGTTCGTTACGTCATCACCCTTCATACCGTATTTAATTGCTTTTGCCATTTTAACCTCCGTTTAAGATTAAAGTTGTTAATTTCATTAGTAGCTGCCGCCGCTCCAGCGAGGAAGCGCGGCGATAACGAGGTCTACCATCTCGGCTTTGTCCGCCTCAGTATAAAAGTCAATACCCTTGACGGGAGTATATCCGTCGGCACCTTTGTCGCCTTGCGGACCTTGCGCTCCGTCTGCTCCGGTATCGCCCTTATCGCCCTTTTCTCCCTTGAGATCAGCCGAGGAAGTACCGCTTGCGGAATTGACCGTAAGTGTTGTGCCGTTCCAAGAGTGGGTACAAGAAACGCCGTTCGCACCGTCTTTGCCGTTGCTGCCGTCCGCGCCGTCTTTGCCGTCGAAATAATCAACACCCTTTATCGGCGTATATCCGGGCAATCCGGGCTCTCCCTGTTCGCCCTTATCACCTTGAATGCCTTGAATGCCTTGAATGCCTTGAGGTCCTGTTTCACCCTTATCACCCTTATCACCCTTATCACCCTTATCACCCTTGTCACCCTTCTCTCCTTGAGGTCCCGGTGCGCCGGTTTCGCCTTTCTCACCGTCATTGATGGTAGCCGTCTTCGGACCGTTGACGTCGGTGATAGTGATGGTGGTAACCGTACCCGCCTTGCTTATCTCGACCGTAGGACTCACGACGTCCTCGCCGCCCTCAAGAGAATTGATCTTCTCTGTCAGCTCCTCAATAAGCTTTCTGATGTCAGTGTGAGAGACTTCCGACGTGTCATGCCCCTCTATTTCCTCGCCGATCTTGTCAAAGAGTTTCTCCGATTCACAGATCAGCGGCTCCATCTGCGAAAAATACGCATTAACAATGTCGCTTGACTTCATAATAAGGCTCTTTATCTCGCTAAAAAGACCCTGCGTGAGCTTTAGCGGAGCTTCGCTCGCGGTGGTGGGCGAAACGTTTCCCGCGCCACTCTCAAGCGTTTGCAAAGCAAAATTAAGCTGCTCCACAAGCTGAATAAGATAGCTCTTGATCTGCGAAAGCTGTCCCTCTGCCGTCGGAGCCGTTATCATAGGTTTACGAATGTTTTGGCTCATTAAATATCACTCCCCTGCTCGATAGTCTTGCAAATGGAATAAATATTCGCGCCGCCCTCGCCCTCAATGCGAAGCCGCAGATGGTCACACCGTCTCGGACGGATAGGTACCGCAAAACTGCGAAGCCTGTCACCGTTCATAGTAAAGAGATGTTCCCAAGCGCCGCTTGAGTCATACTGAATGTAGAAGAATACTCTTGTGCCCATATCAAGGTACATTCGCACGTCAAGGCGTGAAATATACTTCTTGTCGGGCGAGTCGGTACCGATAATACCGGTCTCCGCCATCCACTTTACGGGTGAGGTGTCGGGAGTTCCCGAGCCGAGAACGCTCTTGATCTTCTTGTCCGCCCCGTCGATATAGTAAAGATCGCCACGGAAGTTGCAGAAGGCAAGCGCGTTTGTGTTGTCCTCTCGGTGCCACATACCCTTGAGAGTGTCATATACGAATAGGTGGTGTTTTCCATTCATATCTTGCATGGAGATATAGTATTTGTTGCCAAGCGCCCCCGCCTTGGCTGCGCTGTACTGGACGTCGCCGAGAGCCGAAGATATTTCGACCGGCAAAGAGCCGTCGTAGGCACATACCGCAGAGCGAGCCTTATAGTAAAGCACCTCGTTTACAATAGCAAGACTGCGCGCACAGCCCCTCTGTACGCCTCTGCAAGCAGTTGTCTGTATCTGATAGTTCGCGGGATAGTTGCCGTAGACCTTGTGCATACAGCTCTCCTTGAAGAAGATCGGATATCCCATATGCGTGACAGCACCGGTAAACGGTCCGTCGGTACCCACGCTCGCAGCGTATGAGTCGGTCGAAATACCCATAAAGCTGTTCCAGTTCTTGAAATCACCCAGCTTCGAGGCGTAGATCTCATTGACTATCTCACCGGTTACAGACTCACCGTATCGGCAGCCCCAAAGGCGGTTTTCCGATTCAATGATAAAGTCCATTGTGGGCATCTTTCTCGTGATCGTGATCGGCGCGTCCTGCGTTGTCACCTTATCGATAATACCTGTCACCACTATGTAATCGTCACCGCGCGACCACAAAACCTGCGTGCTGTTCAGATCGGCAAGCTCGGGGCTTGTAATACCCGATATGCTCACGCCGTCACTATCCGAAAAAGGCACGCCAATACCCGTCGCGGATATCCTGATATAAGTGCTGGCAATGCTTATCCACATAGAGGTTGTGGCGGAATACTGCTTCAGCGAATGAGGCACGCTTGAGGTATCTATCCACAGAGCCATATTTTGGGGATTTTCGGGAGCCGTATCCTGCACCGCAGCGCCCTCGATTGCTGTACCGTCATTCTTGCAAAGCGTAAACGTGACGGTCGAAGTCGTTGTCACACTCGCCTCAATATCGCCGTAATCGCTCAGATCCTCGGTGTTTATATATTTCTTGTCGGGCATAATAATGACGTATGCACCCATTGAGATCAGCGTTTTGGGAGCATTGTCTACCGTCAGCCCCATATTTATCCTATTTTCATTGATAACAAAATCGCCGCCGTCCACGTAGCAAAGCGAGTCCTTGCCTATCAGACCACCGATAGTGGCAGGGGAAGCATAAACGCCTCGTTTCGGTCGGGGCGAAAGAACGGGGTAATTGGCAGAGCTTAAGTTCTTCATGTCGTAAAACTCGCCGTCCCCTATGCGGAGATTATGGTTATATCCCCTGAATACGTCAACCATTTCCCGAGTGGTTGGAAGCTCGGAAAGACGCGGATAATACTTCATTGTTTATCCCTCCCGTCAAAAGAGAAAGCGACTGCCGTGGCTCCTCGGCGTATGGTCTCGGTTATAATACTTCTCGAAAGCCGAAAACGCCGTGTTATATTCGACTGTGCTGTTGTTGTACTTCGCGTATTCCCCGTTCGCGTAATCTATCTGCATTTCGAGATAGCGCACGTACACCTCGTCATAAGGCGCGGGGATAAGAAGCTCGGTGGTCAGAAGCGTTTCGTCATTGTACCCCTCGAATATCACGTCCTCGCCGCCCTCGTGGGTGTCAATGATCTCCTTCTTTACCACGCCGTCAAGTCCCGAAAGCCAACGCACCTTGTCCTGCTGGCTGTATGCGTTCGGCTTTAAGTGGTCGATTCGGTTGATAGCTTCGATAATTGTCATTGTGTAGTCCTCCTGTCAAAAAAGGGGACGCGAAGTCCCCCTCTGTTATACGGTTCCGGGCAGGGGCTTATTAGCCGCTTCGAGCAGCTCGTCCACGTGCTCGTCCATCTTGTTCTGCGCGGCAACAGATCTCTCATACTCTGCCTTGATGTGAGGCGGGACCATAGATGTCTTGCCCTTGGGGAGCAGATATCCTACACCGTTCACGCTGATAAACAGATTAGGCTCGTCGTTTGCCGCGCCCTTGGGAATAGTCAGGGGAACGCGCACATCTTTCTTTTCTGCTGCGGTTTCAGTTTCTGCTGCGGTGTTTTCGGTTTCTGCTGCGGTTTCTGCGTTTTTTGCTTTTTCAGTAGCCATGTTTTTCACCTTTTTTCCTTTCTTTTATTCGCCGAGGATCTCATCGATCTTTTTTGCGAAATCCTCGTTTGCTGCGATCTGCGCGTCGAGTGCCTCTTTTTCAGCGAGGAGCTGCGCAAGCTCCATATCGTGTCTTGCCTTAATGCTATCAAGACTTGCCTGATTTTCACCGCGAGCGGCAACGATCTCGGCATTGATCTGCTTGAGATTCTTAAGCATACCCTTAATGCCTGCAATAACATTATTCGATTTCTGACGAAGCTGTTCTGCTGTCTGTGCCATTTGCTTTCTCCTTTGTAAAATTGTTTTTTAATTGTTAAGGGGGCAAGGGACAAGCCCCGCCCCCAAAAAGTGACTGATTAGTTTGCTTCGTCGGTTGCGCTGTAGGAAGAACAGCTCATGATACGGAGCAGACGCTCCGAATAGAGCACAGTCGCACCGTTGGTCTCAAACTTATAGCCGATGGTGCTGAACTGATTGAGAGGACCGCCTACCTGAGACTTGTCCTTAACGATCATTTCAAGTGCGCCGCCCTCGGGGTCAATGATACCGAATGCGTCCTTACCGAACATATAGTTTGCGTAAGTCACGCCGCCCGCCTTGTTGGCATACTCGCCGCCAAGGATAGGTGCAAAGGCATCCTCAATGAAGCGGCAGCCGTGAAGCTCGCCGATCTCACCGTTGAAGATTTCGCCGGGCTGTGCATACTTGTGAGCCTCGATCCAGTCCTTGGACTTGCGGAGATCATAAGTAACAGAAGGGTTGAGAACCATATAATACTTACCGTTGATGGTAGGAACACGGTTCTTCTTCATGATAGTGACACCCTTTGCGACCATATCAGGAGTCAGCAAGCACTTAATAGTATCGCTTGCCTCCATCTCACCGGGCGTGGTGGGAGTGCTTACGATAGTGCCGTCTGCAACGTTGATGTTGTCGCAGTAAAGAACGTTGGTGTTAACAAGAAGAGCGTCGCGGATAAGGGTCTCCTGAGTCTCTGCCGCAGATGCGCCCATTTCCTCGGTAGCACCGAGAATGACGTCATCGTAAGCGTGAAGCTCAAGCTGATCGGTAACGGCAGCATAGGTACCGTACTGATCGATAGAGCCGGTCTTGGAACTCATACCGAATTTCTGACCGGTAGGAATAACGCCCTCAACGAGCTTCGATGCCTTTGCGAAAGTGTTCCACTTTCTCCACTCCACGGTCTTGCCGTGCTTCTTGGGAAGAGTCTGCTTCTTTGCAAACTGTGCGTAGAAAAGCTCAACACGAGCGTTCTCGAGAAGCTCGGTGTCATAGAAGGTCTTAAGCTCGCCGTTCATAGAGTTGGCAGCGTCAAAAGCCTGAGTGGTGCCGTCGTAGGCGTTAACGTAGTTGCCGGTCGCATTTACAAGAGTACCGGCGTCAGCAAAAAGCTGAAGATTGATGCGCAGGAAAGCGAAGATCTGCGCAAAGAGAAGATTGAAAAGTTTCTTCATAAGTAATTCTCCTTCCGAATTAAAAAATTTGATTTTTTGTGAAGGAGAAATGTGTTTGCGGTTATTTCTGTCCGGGATACACTTTCTCCCCACGTGCCAATCTCGCGCGGAGGTCCTTCTTAAAGGCTTCTCTCTGCTCGCGGCTGGCTTTGCTGTAGTCGAATGTGGTCGCGGAAGGTGCCTGACCCGAAATACCGTTCTCGTCGGGGCGTCGCTGTCTTGCCTGAATATTGTTGGAGATATTCTGCGCGGTTGCTTTTGCAGTTGCCTGCATAGCCGCTGCCTGCATCTCGTCGTGATGTACGGCATAATATGCGTCTCTTACGCTGATACCGACGTTAGGAGAGGTCATACGCAGGAAAGCGGGGTTTTTCAGCTCGGTCTGAAGATCAAAGTTAGGGACAATCTTCTTCATTTCCAGCGCCTGCTGTTCAAGCCCGGTGAAGTGATTTCTGATCTTCTGCTCCTGTATCGAAAGCTCCTCTGCCTTCTTCTGTCTCGCGGTGTCGCGCTCCTGCTGGTCGATCTTCTTTGCGGTCTCAACAGAGGTACCCATCTGAAGGGCTTTGTCCTCATAGTAAGAGTCATCGTCGCTGATCGCCTTTGTAAGCGCTTCATAGTCCATATTGGAGGGATCGAGCTTGTGCTTACGTGCAAGAAGCTCGAGTGCGGGAGTAAGTTTTGCCAGCGCTTCCTCTGCTCCCTTTGCGGACTTAAGGCGGGACTGCACAACAGCCTGCATCTGCTTGTTGTACTCGGGGTCTGCCATGATCTCGTCCCAACTCATACGAGCGGGCGTCTCGGTCACGTCTTCCGTGGGGTTCTCGGCAGCGGCGTCCTGCACCTTTTCTTCTGCGGCTTCCGGCTCCACCTCGGTCTTTGCCTGAGTTTCGGGAGCTTTGGCGGCATATCTCGCCCGTCTGCGAATCTTATCCTCGGGAACACCCAATTCCCTCAGTCTCTGTCCGGCGTCAACAGTCGCAACATTATCGCCCGTAGCGGCACCCTCTCCACCGCCTTCGCCTCCGGTTGCACCTGCACCCTCACCGGCAAAGAGCTGAAGATTAAGCCATTTGAAGTTTGTCATAGAGTAGATCCTCCGATATAATCTGCCAATTAGGTTGGCGAGTCCTATATTAAGCCGTTCACGGCTCATATACTGTTAAGATCAATGCCTTCGATTACTGCACGGACCTCAAGAATGTGAAGATACTGTTCCATAGCACTCTGCTGATCTCTCAACAGGTCCGCAGGACAATCGTGCGTAGGCATTGCCACCTTCTTTATGTCGGGGCGTTCGCACTCTGTACGGTACGCCGCTTCGATTATTGTGTTGAACTTCTTCAACTTTTCGTAGCGAATCTTGGTCTGCTGATACTCTGCCTTGAAACGCTCCTTGTAGTCAGCACTCTGCATCATATCGATTGTGTCTTTCAGCTCCATTTTGGTACTCCTTATATTAAAATTTGATCTCATAAGAGATATTTTCGGGGTAATTCCTTGCAAGAAGCTCAAATCCCGCGCAGATCGCGTCACATACAAGTGTAAGAGCCACCTTGAAGCGCGGTTTTGCCTTGAATGATACCTCTGCGTGACCCTCGTCAAGCTTGATCACGAGCTTTTTGTTCTGCCTTGCCTTGTGCGTGTTCTTTGCGAACGAGGCAAGCGTGTAGACGAGAATCGAAGCCGAGGCACATATCAGATCGTGTCCGGGTTCACCCGCGTATGCGTGACCTTCCACGGTCAGCTTGTTTTTGCTTCTCTCATAAACTGCCTTTATCATTTGCTCCCTGCCTTTCTTGTAACTCTGCCGCCACTCGGCTGTGCCGCCTCTGCCGATGTCGCTCTCGCATTAGCCATCTTGGCGTTAGCGCCTCCGCGATCACCACCCGCCATAGCTCTGCTCTGTGCAAGTGTAGCACCGCCCGAAGCCGAAACACCGGCGCCACCGGTAGTCACAAGGATATCCTGCGCGATAGCCTCTGCTGACATAGGATCGAACCTCTGCGCAAATGACAACGCAAGCTGCATATACTGGAGGAGCTTCTGGAACATCGTGCCGTTCTGCGCCACCTTCTGCATAATGCCGTCCTTGCCGTCAAACTCCATCATATCAAGGCACATAAGCGTCTGATCTGTCATCTGCGGATTGAAGAATCCGAGCTGGAAGAACTGAAGCGCAAGCTCGTTCTGCGTCACCTTTGTGTATACGTTCTTCTTCTGCGCCGATACCTTGATATCGAACACGGGAAGGCGGAAATTCTTCTTATTATCGAGCGATGCACCCGCTTCCTGAAGCTGCAAGCCTTCGTTTACGTAGGTTATGTATTCCTCCGCGCCGTACTGTCCGAGTATGCGGAACTGACGCGGCAGGTCGTAGAACTGGCGTATAAGCTCAATACACAGCTCAACGATCTTTGAGAAAGCTCTGTAAGACTCCTGCGTGCTGTCACGGCTGCCCTTGCCGCTTGCCTGTTGGAGTGCGGCAATAGCAGAAGCGGCGGTTACGCCCGAGCTGATATTGCCCGTGCTGGTCTCGGTGTTGCCCGAGGTCTCGCGCAACTCCTGAATAGTGCGGTCAAGCACGTTGACGTATACACCGTCAAGTGAAGTGTGCTCTATGCGCCGCAGGGCATTCTCGTCCAAGTTGCCGGTATGATGGACTATCGGATTGTTAAGATCAAGGAATTCCTTCTCATTGATCGCGCCCTCACCACGTGAGAAATAGCGGGGAGTCGCACCCACCATAGCGTTCTTAACAAAGCTGGTGTTAAGCAGGTCAATGGTTGTCTGCGGCTTGCGGCACAGATCAACGTAGCCGTAACCGCAAGGCGAGCCCTCGATCGGGAACAGCGCGTCGAATACGTAAGGGTACATACCGTGATCGTAAAGACCGCGCATAGCCATTTCGGGGTCGTTCTCGGTAGCATACAGGACAACGTCGCCGACGAACTTGCAATACTGCAGCGTCTTTCTGCCCTGCACGTACTTGTGATAGTAAACGTCGATAACCGTGTGCTTGTTCTCGGTGTTTACGTGATCGTCGTAAAGGAACTTGGTGCTAACGAAGGACTGACCTTTCAGCTTGCCCTCAAGCTCGGGGTATCTTCCCTCAAGCACGTCCTTGTCATAAAGCTCGGTATGGAAGAAGTAGCGGCTGTGCTGAATGTCGGTAACGCCCGGCTCCCAATAGACGTTGAGAATGTTTACCTTTTCAACGCTTATATCGCCGAGTCCGTTCAGCTTCGACTTATCCCAAACTGCCTTATATACGCCCGTGCCCTGCTTGACCTTCTGCCACATAACGTCGGAATAGGTGTCCTCAAAGTGGTTCTGTTCAAGTACACACGGTATGATCGAGGACAGCTTACGCGCCTCGCCTCTGTCGCCACTCTCACGCGGGAGTATGTTAGGTTCGGGGTATGCTTCCATAGCGTCAGCGTGCTTTGATACCAGCACGTTATGAAGCCAGCCCGAAACGCTCTTATATCCGCCGTCTTGACCGATATTGGTCTCCTTTTCCTCTTCAACAGAGTTGCGGAGCTTCCACCAGTTTTCCGAAGCTACAATGCGCGACTCGGTATTCTTCTTGCCCGACTTGTATTCTTCAAGAACCTTGAGGAAGTTTTTAAGCTGTTCGGGGCCGATCATAGCCGCGCCGCCGGCGGGAGTAGTAGGTTTCTGTTCTATTTCCATGGATTTCTCCTCTCTCAAATATAGCCACGTTTAAGCTGCCTCTCGCTGAACTGATTCAGCGGGTCTGAAACGATAGGCTCGCGCTTCTCCGGCACAATAGGCGTTACCGGGCGCGACATACACATATAGCGCACCTCGTCGGGACAATGGTCCTCGAGCTTCGTGTCGATATCCTCGGGGTGCGTTTCCGAGTACATCATCAGAGGTATCGTGCGTATGAACGCCTTGCAGTTGTTGAATACGTACATACGCGGGTAGCCGTTTTCATCGAACTGGAAGCGGTAATGCACCTGCATCCAGCCCGGTATGCGCTCGTGATCGCCCGGCGAGAAGTATATACCGTACCTCTCGGCGGTCTCCGCAATGCTCTCGCCTCGGCTCGCGTCCCATATCGCAGGGTCTGCAATGCTGTCAACGATCTTGCGGTTCTTCAGCCACGGGTGCTCCCTCTCA